CCGGCGTCGGACTTTGAACACCAAATGACGCCGTTATCGTTGATCCACGAATCCGTGGAGTGAATTGCCGCAAACGTTGCGGTGCCGCTTACAGTCGTTGCAGCAATGGTCGTCGCCCAAGTAGGTTCGGACGACGAGGTCGTCCCAGCAACCGTGCATCGAAAGAAACGGTTCGTGATGAGGTTTGAGCCTGTCGCATCGATCGCGCTGTTGTTCGTCGAACCTCGAATGAGCTCGCCAACCTCATAGCGTCGGTTTGCCTGGAACGGCGCCGAGAACATGTCGGGGTGCGCCGGCACCGCTGGCGCTGTCGATCCGTGCGTTGTGCCCTGCTTGATGCACTCGAGATACGCAAAACGATCGCCGTCGAACCAACCAGCAGGTTTCGTGACAATGCGCTTGGTTCCAACCGTCGTGAACGTTGCCGCAGTCCAAGGCGTTGATGCGATGCGATTATCGACGTCCTTCAGAATGCCAAAGTCATAGAAACGAGAGCCCTGCGCAGTGTTTGGAACGGCGTACGCCTGGCCGATGGCGTAGTGGCAAACAATAAGAACTTTGCCTGGCGCAAACTTTAGCTGCGTTCCGCCAGATCCAGACGACATGCCCGAACCTTGAACCGTGACATTCTTCGCGATGACCCAGTGATCGGCGAGATGCCATTCGCCTTCTGGAATGAAGATGACTCCGCCTTTGGAATTGTTGCCACCGAGAGAGTCGTGAGCGGCTTTGAAAGCGACAGAGTTCTGCGATGCCGCGCTTGGATTATTTGCAATTGCACCAAAATCAACTGGACTAACCCACGGCGAGGCTCGGTCACGAACGTATTCGCTTCCGCGAAACACGAGGCTTGCGCCTGGGACAGAAGGAGCGCCGTCCGCACCAGCGATAGCTACGCCTCGAATCCCTCGGACACGATCAATCTCAGAGCCAACGCTTTTGGCGATGTCATCGGCAACATCTGCACTTCCGATTGAATTACGCGACGAGAAATTGAGATTCGCGTGACCATCTGCATCTGCAGTCCCGATGACAATATCGTCTGACGTCGGCGACGTCTTTCGCATCGGAAACCCATCATCACCGACAACAATGGGTTCGTTCGCTGCGCCAGGTTCAAGTCCTGTAATGGATCGAAGGCATGGCCCGACAGTTTGAAACTCTACGCTTCGGTCGACCTCGGACTCTCCTCTCGGCATAAGCGCAATTCCGCTGCATGCCTTTCGACCAATCGCTGTTCGATTCTCGAGCGTTGCCGGAACGTATCGAGTGCCTGCTGCATTGAGCATGAGGCACTGACCCGTTTCGATATGTCCTTCTGTCGACGATGCGTACCCAGAAAAGACCGTATGCTGCTGATGCGCTGGCATGGCCTATGTCGACGTGCTGCCAGCCCAGAATCGAATCGTTGCTGTTGACGCCGCCGTCTTCACGACAATGAAACGGTCGATGCTTCGATCGATGCTGAACGGAAGCGGCGGCATTCCAGCCTTCAGAACACCGCAATACGCGTTGTCGTACGCAAGTGGAGTACCCGCAGCGAGAGCGGCCGTATTGTCGACGCCGGCGACCGCTGCAGGTGCAACGTCCGGCGCTGTCCCATCTGCGAAGTAGAAGTAGACGTCGTTCGATTCGGCCTGCAGCCAAACGATGACTTCGTGACGACGCTTGACGTCTTGCTGAGGCGTGACGCCGCCGAGATCGATCAGTCCGACGTCGTATCCGCGAGCCGTTGAATCAACCGCCAGCGCGATGACAGCACCACGCCTCGGCGGGTTGCCGCAAAGATGTTGATTGTTGCCCGACATAGGGCCTCCCGATCAGCGTCGGCCCGGACCGTTTTCCGTCAGCCGATCAAAAGCGCTTTGCTGGATGGGGAGATTGACCGGCGAGTTGTTGCTGGGGCCGGGACCACTCGATGCCGGGAGTGGTTCAGATACGTTGGACTGTAGCAGCTTCATGCGTTCCGGTCGCAACGATGCATCCGCCGGAATGCCCAAAAGGACGCCAATCTTGAGCCTTTGCGCGTAAGGAATCGTCTTTCCACGCGCGAAGTGCTGAGCGATGGTGTTCATCATCGTCGCCTGGAATTCGGCGTAAGCCTTTGGCATGAGAACCTTAGCCACGGCTACGCCTTCGGGCGTCACCTTGCCGACCTCCACGTCCTCGAAAAACTTGATTGGCCGATTGACGTATTCAGCCGTGCGAACGATTCGAGCGGCTTCGAGGTCGGTCAGAAGCATGCCGCTCTTTGGATTGAGCGGGTCGGACGGCTGACGCTGAGGCACAATCTGCGAAAGGATCATCGTGCCTCGCAGGGCAGCGCTCGTGAATGCTTGCGCTGTCTCCGGAGCGGCGCGCGTCATGGCGCTCGTGCCCTCTGTCAGCTTCTGCAAAAACTGCTGCGGCCGAGCGCGCATCTCGATCACGTTGGCGACGATGTCATTGGCCTGCTGTCGAACCTGCGAGACCTTCATGCGCGCGGCGGACGACGGGCTCGTTACGGCTTCAATGACGTCTGCCCTCGCCTGTCGACGAGCTGCGCGATCGGCCGCTGACTCGACCGCTTTCTCCGTCTTCTTCGCCGCCGGAAACAACACACCGCGCGCCGCCTTGACGGCTTGATCGTCGAACGAGCGGATCGTTGTCATGATCGAGCCCATGTCACTCACCTTGAGGAGCAACATGCCGCCAAGAGCTCGAGCGCGTTCGCTTAGAACGTGTTTTCCAGCTGCAACTGCGCCACCAACGATGGCGCCTTTCGGGCCGCCATAAAGAGCGCCCGTAGCCACGCTTTTACCGACAGATTCGAGAAAACGAAGATCACTCTTCTGCGCGCCGGCGTAACGCTCGCCGGATTCAACCAGCGCTTCTTTGATGTAGTTGAGGCGCTTGTAGTCCCACTTTGCCTGACGAAGCTCGGCGCGCAGACCTGGATTGCCAGCTGCTTTAGCCGCCTCGTCGAGCTTGCCCATCACAACGCTCTCGATGGCGTTGCGGAAGTTTTGCTTTACCTCGGCAGCCGTGCGCGGGCTCACCGTTGCTTTGCCGTCGATCAGAATGTCGTCGAGATAGCGACGCTGCGCGAGAAGGTTCTCGACCGTTGTTGAGGCCTGACCATCGGCGACGCCGAGGTTGCGATACAACGAACCCTTGAGGCGCTCGAGCTGGCGCGCGAGTGTCTCGTGACCAAGCTTGCCCTTGTACTCCTCAACAAGCTTGCCGACCGTCGACTCTAGATCGGCGTGCGTGACGACCGAGCTGGCGCCGGCTTCCGTGAGTCGACCAACACGCGGACCGGCCTCTGTCGCGATCGCCTTCTCGGTCTTCGCAAGAAGCTCGTCGGCGCTGGCCTCGAGGATGGCACCGCGAATAAAGCCCTTCTCCGGCTCGAAGATGCCGTATCGAACCATGACCTCGCCGAGCTCGGACTTCGTGAGTCCCTGGCGCGCCATGTCCTTCGTGTACTTGACGGTTGGATTGACCGCGCCCCACACCCATTCGTAGCCAAGGTTGCGCGTCTTGTTGCCCGACGTTCCGCCAGCTTCACCAGCAATGTCACCAAGTGACGTTGGTGCGCCATCCGCATGCGACGCCGCCTTCTTTGCGCCCGACGCAGCTGCGCCCTCGCCGGCAGCCGCTGCTTCTGCAACCTCTTCACCGACCTTCGGCATTCCTTTGCCAACAGGCTCAACCCCAACACGCGCACCGCGCGGCTTGGCGACATCGCGCGCGGCGTCGGCAAGCGTTCGCGCGCGTGGAGCTGTCGCTTCTGCAGCCTCTCTTGCGACTTCTTTAGCAGCGCCGGCAACACGCTCTGCGCCTTCGGCGGCTTTCTCTCCAGCAGCCGCTGCGCGACCCGCGATACCCGAAACAGCCGACCGCGCTCCGCTCGCAATGAGGCTTCCTGCAGCGCCAAGTCCAAAACCAAACGCACCGCCCATGAGCGCGCCATGGCCCATGGCTGCAAACACCTTTTCGCCGCCGAGCTCGCGATCGTGAAGGATGTCTTCCGAGATCTGGTTGATGCCAGACGCGAGCATGGTCTCTGCCGCGCCGCGTCCGCCCATCTGAATGCCGGTGACAGCCGCACGACCGAGCGCGCCTCTGGCTGCGAGTGTGCCTGCTCCGCGTGAGATGGCCGCTTCTGCGCCTGGCGCAAGTCGACCGAGAAGCGATGCTGCGCCTCCGCCGCCGAACGCGCCGCCGACCGCGATCTGCGCTGCGATACCGCCAACCTCACCCGCGGTATAAGCCTCGGATTCACCCGTGCGAAGGTCGTCGATGTGTTGCGCGTATTGCTTGCCGGCGCCCGGCTTGATCTCGTCGAGAACCGTCTTCGTGAGCGCCTGATTGATGCCTCCCGTGAAAGCACCGCCGAGGCCTTCGTGAATCGCCTCCGTCTTTGGACCAATACTGCCGCCCAAAACAGCCTGGGCGACCTTCATCCCCGTCGACTGCGCTTCGTATTCGGATTCGAGCTTCGCCTTAGCGATCTCTTCGGGCGTAGCTACGCGTCCGCCGCGATCGATGAGCTCTTGCGCGTCTTTCTCGGGAACGGTGACCTTGTTCCCGGTCGCGTCGAATCCAAAAACGTCGGCCACTACTTCTTCTCCGCCGGCTTCTTCGGTGGCACACCGGCCGCGTGCGCCGCTTTGAAGTCCCAGCCCTGATTCGCCGACTTCGGCGCTGCCGATGTCGCGCTCACTCCGCCCGTTGCCGACTGCTCGAAGCGCTGATCACCCATGAACGTGTTGCGCCGAATCTCTTCAAGGAACGCTTCATCGAAGTTGAGGACAGCGAGCGGGTTGCCCTGCATCGCATCGAGAATCTGCTGCGTACCAACGTCGAGAGCGCCAAACTTCTGTTGACGGTTGATGGCGCCGATGAGTGCCTTCGACTGCACGGTGATGCGCGCCGCATCCGTGCTCGGGATGCCACCCCAATTCGCGACACGACCGGTGAATCCCATCTCCTTTCGGAGTTCGAGCATGCGATTGATTCCGTCTCGAACCTCTTGGTTCGCGGCACGGCCCTCTCGATGCTTCACCGCTTCTTCTTTGGATGGCACGAGGTAGCCGCGTCCGTTTCCGGTCGGGATCCAAAGCTCGCGCTGATCCTTCGTCATCGCAGCTTCGGCCTTCACCCGCTCGGCATTCGCGGCTACGCCGCCTTTGACTAGCTCATTCTCGACCGTCTGCGCATGTTTGACGCCGTATTCCAACGCAGCGGACTGCGCCTTGTCCTCCGTCATCGTTCCAGGGATATCGATGCCATTGATCTGCATCGTGAACTTCTTTGGCGCGAGTGACGGCGGAACGAACTTGAAACCGGTCTCGATCTGCTTCGCGCGCTCGACGTCAATCTTTGCCCGCAAGTCGTCGGCGTGGTTCGCGGCGTCGGTGCCCTTCCAATTGGCAGACATCGCCGCAATCCTCGACTTCACCACGTCGAGCTGCGCTGCACGAACGACTGCCTCGGCGGCGTCTTCGTTCTGATACTTCGCCATCGCGAGTTCGAACGCTGTCTTGCTCGCGTTGAGCTGATCGAGGCCCGCCTTGTAGGCGAACTTCTGCGCCTCAATGTCTTCGTTCATATTCGTTTGCAGCGCGTGCCAAACGACGTTGTTGTTCGCCCCTCCTCCGCCAGCGGCCATGAGAAGAAGAACGGTGCCAATCTTTTCGAACGTGCTCATCGAGCCCCACGTTCGGTTGTTATCGAGCTTCATCTCACCGAGGCGTGCCGCTGTTTGCTCGTAGTCCGACTTCAGCCCGTCGAGCTCGACCTGCCTCTTTGCAAGCGTGGCTTGCGCGACCTCCTGCTGATGCGCGAAGTCGGCAGCTTGCTTCTCGTACATCAAACCTTCGCGTTCAGCCTGAAGCTGCGTGCGAAAGTCTTGGTGTTGAACAGCCTGGCGCTCGGATTCGATGCCGCTCAAGAGAGCCGCGTTCGCGATCGGTCCACGCGTCGGAGCTTCGCGCGCTGGCGTCATTCCTCCGCCGCTGACTTGCTGAAACGTAATCGCCGGGGGCGGTGGTGGCTCTTCGGCAGGAAGAGCGGCACCACCCGCAGCCGGATTGGGCGGCCCAAGCGCTTCGGTCGGAGGAGGCTTCGGTGGCGCAGGCTGAACACCTGGCACAACAATCGGTGGCGCATTCGTACTCGCACCGCTCGCGAGCATGAGGTTTGGCGCCACGGTCGAAGGCGGCGCAATGCCAGCAGCAGAGGCACCTTGTGCGAACGGGTTATCCGCCGGTAGATGCGGTGGAGGCGGCGCCGGAGCATTGGCGGGCACAACATGAACCGGAGCTGGCGCCGGCGCCGTGCCCGAATAACCGGCAGCCGCAGCAGCTTGCGCCATCCACGCATCCTTCAGCTGCTTGTCTTTTTGCTCGGCCGCAAGCTGCTCAGAGTCCTTCGCGATCTTCGCGTTCAACTCTGCGTTCGTCACGATGGGACTGTTGCCGTTCATGTTGTGCCTCCGACCTACGCTGCGCGCTTCGTCTTCTTGCCGGCCACCTTCGAGAGCGTTCCGCGCATCTCGTCGTTCTGACGCTGCAGGTCGGCGACGCCAGAAGCGACCACCTTCAGCATCTTGTTAGGGTCGACCATATCCATCCCGGTCGCCGGATCGCGCTTCACTGCCGTGGCCGTAATGGGCGACTGACGTAGGTTTTGCGCCATGTATCCGAAGTTTGGCTCGCCAACTTCTTGGTCCTCCGGCGTGAATTCAGGTCGGTACGCGTATGGCGCACCAGCCATCGTTCGGTTTGCTTCCGCGATCGGGCTCTTGTCGATTCGAGCGGCGCGCGCCAAGGCGCTCCCGCCCTTCGACTCGCCCATCGACGTCTTGCCTTCCTTCTTCACCGGCGAGACAGGCGCCTTCCAGCCAGCGCCTCGTTCGAACATCGACGAGCCAGGTGCCGTCGGCGCCGCTTCCGGCTTCGGCGGAACATACGTGTCGCCTTCCCAGTGACCCGCGCGCTTTGCGTTCTCTCCAACGGCGTACTTCGACTCGTTCGAAAACGTCGGATGGTTCGGTTTCTTGAACGTGTCCGGCCAGTGACCATCTTCACCTGGAAGAACGCCAGACTTGAACGCGCCGCGGTAGTCGTAATCGAAGCCCGAGTCGTTCGGCGCGAGCTCCTTCTTCCACGCCTGATAACGCTTCTCTTCGATCGGCGTCAGCGGCGTCTCGTATTGCGTTTCGAAGGTGCCCTTCGATCGCTGTTGCGGCTGCGGCGCCCACGGGTCGACGTTCTTGCCGGCAGACACCGCAGCGCGCTGTCCCTCGGACAGAGGCTCTTCGCGCGTGAACGAAGTGGGCTGACGATCACGGGTAAACGACGTCGGCTCGCGCGTCTGCTTTGCGTTCTCTGCTTCGAAGACATACGGCGGCGCGTCTTCCGCCGAAACAACGATGGGCTGCTTCGAGCCAGACTTTTTCGCCGCGTACTGCACGCCCGACTGGAAAGCGCCGGCAAGCTTCGTTCGATCGTCGGAGTGATGCTCGGTCCACTCGTGCTTTTCCGGGTTGTACGAATACTTCTCCGGATGACCGGCCTTGTAGCGGTGCACCGCTGCTTCGCCGAGAGCGCCAAACAGCCCTGTCCCAGGATTCACCGGCGTCATGTACCAAGGCTCTGCGTTGGGCTTCGTCGACTGCGAACGATTGAAGTCCTCGGTGCCCGGCGCTTGACCCTTCTCTTCATCCACGCTCGCCGTGTCTTCTGGCGACGCTTTGCGCGGATGCGCCGCGCGATAGCCGCGCGCTCGCTCGAGTCCGACAGCCGGATCATTCGCCTGACGCGCATCGACCTGCTGCTGTTCCTTCACTTGTCGATCGATGTCCGCGTTGACCGCGTCTTCTTCTTCCTGACGATCGGCCTCCTCTTGAGCAAACGCAGCGAGGCCCGCGCGACGCTTCTGCGGGTCACCGCCAGTCATGTGCCAGCCCTGCACTGGATCGAAAACCATCTTCGGCGCATTCGGATCACCAGAAGGAGGACCGCCCGGCGAATGCGTGCCTTTGATGCCGAGCGTCTTGCCGAGCGTCTTGTCGAGCGAGTCGCCCTTGATAACGCCGGATTCCGTGAGTTCCGGAGCTGCAGAAGCGCCAACCTTCGCCGGGCGCGCAGCTTTCGCCAGCGCACCGCCGACTGGCGCCTTCATGCGAACGTCGGAACCTTGTCCGCCGCCCATACCGCCCATTGCGCCGCCCATGTTTTGAATGGGGCCGAGAATACGGTCGACGTTCTTGTTCGCCTGGCCCGCGTTGTTTTGCGCTGTCTCCTGGTTGCCTCGGTCCGCGTCAGTGAACGTCTGGCCGAGGATCTGCTGCTGTTGCATCTTGCTCTGCAGCTGAGACTTGTGCGCATCGCTATCGAGCTGTTCGTAGCCCATCGCACGCTTGTCGTTTGAGTCGCGATTCGCTTGCTCTTGCTGCGCCTGAAACTGCGAGCGCTGAGCGGCGATACCTTCCGCCGACTGGTCGCCCTGGCGAATCGTCGTGTACGCGCCGAGAGCCGCAGCTTCGTCAGCTCGACGCTCGGTCGCTGCATTGACTGCCGTGTCGCTCGAGATCTGTCCTGATGCGTTCGCGACCGTGTTTGCAGCGTTTTGTTGAGACAACGCAAGAGCAGCGGGACCGCGAGCTGCAGCCGTCAGCGCAGTGTTTTGCGCCACCATTCGCCGCTGCGCGATCGCTCCCTGCTGTTCAGCAATCGTCGGCGCCGCGCCTCGAGCTCGATCCATGATCTGCATCGCGGCCATGTTCTGGCCGTTGCGCGCTTGACCCGCCTGCTGCCGATCCCAGTCCGACTGAGAGAAGTCGGCTCGGTTTGCTCCGCGTTGCTCGACCCCTACGCGACGGTAATTGAGGTTCGCGGAGTAATCCTGCAATCCGCCAGGCCGACCTCCCCAGTTCGACGCGTCTTTATCAAATTGCTCCGAGTCGCCGAACGATGTGCGACGACGACGGTTCATTCCGGCTCCCGACGCGGCCGCGATGCCGCCGCCGATCATGCCAGCCGCTGCAATGCCACCCGCTACCAAAAGAGGAATCGCCATCGTCTACCTCACTTCCATTTCTGCGCCGTACACGGCCAAGTGCAGTTTTTTGCACGCACCTTCATTCATCGCGAACCATGCCTGCTGCGTGAGCGCCGTCGGCTGCATCGCGTCGACACGGCATTCCTTCGGTCGGTTCTCGTAGATCGAGCAAAGATTCTCGTCCGTCAAAAACCGACAAGCGCCATCCCCGCGATCGAGATGCCGAAGCTGATCGACCGTTCCAACAAGCCGACAGCACGCACCACACTTGGAGCACGAAAACGTCATGCGGAACCTCGTTGGCCCGTGAATGTGCGTCGCGCTCCCGACCTGCGCTCGCCTTCGAGCGTCAAAACCGTCCAAACACTGCCGCGACCAGAACCGACCTCACCTGAGGACGGCGCTGCATCTTCGACTTTCACGCGAATCGAAGTGCCGCCACGCTGGTTGTTCGTTTCCGCATCCGGCCACTTCTTCGAAAGCGCAGCAAGCTGAGCGGCGGTCCACGTCTTAGGGTTCGGATACGTTGTGATGTAGTCGTACGCCGAAGCAATGGTGAGATTGTGATTCGTGAAGTGCGAAGTCAGCAGAAGAACGCGATCAATCTTCTGCTCGCCCTGAAGACCTCCAACCTTGAACCACGACGTCACCACGCGGCGCACCGGCCATGCTGAACCATCGAGATGTGCGCTCGGATCGTTCGCGTCGCGTTCGTAGTGAACTTCACCATCGACGCCGAGCCAGCAATATCGAAACGAGCCGCTCACGAAGCACATCGAGGCGTTCTGAGCAGCTTCGTTGGACGAATAAACGTCCTTCGAAATCCATTCGCCCATCGACAGGTCGAAGATGAGCGTCACGCCTTCTCCACTCACGCGACCTGCAGACTCCGCCGTGGTCAGCGTAAAGCGAACAAGATTGTTGCGCGTATCGAGGACCGCTGACGTGCACACCGGAAACGCAGTGAGCGTCACTTGAACCTTCGCGCCCATCTTGGAAAAGTCTTCGAGCGCCTGGTTCCTTGTGAGGAGCTCGATTCCACGATCGCTTTGGAAGAAGATGCCTAGCGACGTGACGACGATGGTGTTCGGATCGATGCATCCAACGTCCGCCGCGAGCCGACGAGGTGTTCCCATCCCGCCCAACGTGCCGTTGTCCGCAGGCGGCTCGCCAGCAATGGCGTACACACCCGAGCGCGACATCGGAAACATCGTCCCATCCATGACGGGCCACGCAACGAGATCGCCATCATCGCTGACTGGCACTTGAAACACTGGATTGAACCAGGGCTGCTCGCCGCGAACGTATTGGCCCGACCAAAACAGATCAGGGCCGGAGCCGCCAACGAGCATGCCGTTGTAGCTCACGAGGTACGGCGTAGCGCCGATCGTTCGTCGATCTTGCTGCGCGCCTGTTCCTGGCAACGCTCCCGTTCCAAAAAGTAGAGCGCCGCTCGACGGAAGGCCGCTGTTGTCGATGTAGCGAAGCAGCTTGTTACCAGCCACCTTCGTCATCGTGCCGATGCGGTGATACGGCGCTTGGCCACCGTCTTCGGTCGCGTACACCACCGCGAAATACGAGGACGAGCGCCTTCCCATGGTGAGCTGGCGCGTTTCAATCTTCACTTCCTTCGACACGATTACACCCGTCGAGTTCGACGGAAGACTCACGCCGCTCGCGACAAGATTGCCTCGATCGTCGCGGTCGAAGAAGACGACGACGTAGCGAGCGCCTACTGCATAGGAGACGCTGCCGGAGGTGGCGACGTCGATCGTCGGCCGGTCGGGAGCATGAAGAAACCCAAGCTCCGCGACACGCTGCGTTTCGACGACCGTAGGAACGCCGCCGGCGAGATAGACCGAGCCGCAGTGAGGCGCCGGGATGTTCTTTGCGCGCGTCGAAAAGCTGATCTCAGCGACCAACGAGGCCGCGCTCGTGTTCGTTCGAATGACGCCGAACGGAAAGAAGCGAGTGGTGCCGGATGGGCCCGCGACCGCTTTGACGAACGGATTGGCATTCGCTGCCGCGAGATAGGGCTGCAAGTTGGCCACCGGGACCGCGAACCCATTCGAGTCCGTGAATTCGGCGATCGTGACGACGAATTGCGTTCGATCGATGCCGACAGGAGACATCGGCATGTAGAAGCGCGTTCCGATGACGAACGGCGGGCCGAGAGGCTGCACGTTTCGAATCTCGGCGTTGTTGACGATGTTGATCGTCGCGCCTGTCGATGACAGGTAGCCGATGAACAAGTCGTCGGACGTGTCGCTCGCGCACACAACGGCGGCGCCTGCCGTCTCGCTATGCGTGAGCCCGATTGAATTGACCGTGTCGTCTGTCGAGAAGGCAAGCTCTGGGCCGCCAATTGTCGTCAACAGCGTTGAGTGAAACGACTGCACGAAGATCTGCGTTGCTGGTTCGTACCATGCGAGCCAAACACGATCGGTTTGCACGCCGCCGAGTGCGATAAGACCTGGCGTTGCGCCAACACCCATCGCAACGGTTGCTGTCACCTGAACACCAGCAGTCGTCAGCGTCTTGAGTTTGATCTCTGTACCGTTGTCGATGTACGCAAAGACGACGCGGTCGGTGAGACCGTGAATCGCAAACGCGTGCTGAGCATCCGTTGTCGTCGCGTGATCAGTGCCGACGTTGGCGCCGATGTTCTGCCAGTGCGCCGTGATCGTCGCCTGACTCGAGACGTCGAGATACTTTGCCGTGACCGTCGCATCTCCAGGCAAGAGTGCGACGATGATAAAGATGTTGCCGTACGAAGCAATCCGACCTTTCGGCGAACCGCTTGCGACAAGCACGTACGGCTGCATGACCACGGCGCCGGTCGACGCGTTGACGAGTGCCACAACGAGCCCGCTGTTGATCGCCCATACCGCGCATAGGTAGCCGTTCGCGTAGGCGATATCCGCCGGAGCTCCAAGCGCGTTGGCTCCCTGCATTGCAGGCAGGTCGATGTACTTCGTCACCGCCGCAGGACAGACGCGGCCCACTTCGACCGATGCGCCAGAGATGCTGTCGTACGAGTCGAGCTGATCGGTATCGCCGATGATGTATGTCGTCTTCTTGTCGGCAAAGATTCGATCGCCACCAACGCGGGAGCTCGAGTCCGTCTTCGTCAGCGACAGCGCAGCGAAACCGAGCCGACGAGCAGCGCCGCCTCGCTCTTCGAGTCGAATGTTTTGCGCTTCCGCAAACACCATCAACGGATCGTTCAGCTCGTCGCGAACAGATTCGTCGAGATGCCCAGCGAACGGCATATCCACAAGAGGCTCGCTCATGCGCCGGCCTCCTGAATGCGAATGGCGAGCGTGGCTTCAAAAAAGACGAGAAGAACGAGTGTGTTTTGGTCGCTCTTCGGCGATCCGTCCGTGTTGTGAGCCTCTTGAACGTACGGAAGTGCAACCGTTCCGCCTTTTCGGCACGAAGTGACCCACCACCGAACGGGACCATCGAACATGTGCGTGAAGCGAAGCTCCTGCGGGCTCGAATCGGTCCCGGCGCACACCACGTTCTCGTAGTCGTTGTACTTGGGTCGCCACTGCCGCTCGATGTCAGCCTGCTTCGCCAACACGCGCGTGAGAAGCCGAGCGAGCTTTTCCGGATCTCGAACGTCATCGACCGTGACAACTTCGTCTGTCTGCTTCGAACCTTCGAGCTTTCGAATCTTGCTCGTCTTGAAGTCGATGTTGGCGCTCATCGGCGCACGCGCGAACGTCGACCGAATCGATCGGCCTTATAGACGTCCACCATGTGAGGCGGGCTATTGAGGTCCTTCGAACGAGCGAGAACGTAGATGTCGCTCTCGAGCTCTTTGAGATCGGTCGTTAGCGCGCGATACAGATCCCACCACTTCTCTTTGCGCGCGACTTCACGCGCCCCCCACCAGATGACGTACTGATCGAGTCGCTCGATCGTGTCGAACGATTCAGCGCCAGCTGCGAGCTGCGGGCCATTCGGCACATACCAAAGCTTGATGCTGTATTCGTTCGTCGGAATCGGAAGAAGGTCGATGTTTCCAGGCTGAAGCCGATAGACGTACGGCTGTCCGCTGTAGGACGTGTTCGGCGAGATAAAGTCCGGCCGCTCATGCATCTCATAGGAGTCGAACCACCGGACACTGCCGTCGATAGTGGCGTGAATCGAAATGAGCGATCGAAAGTTGGACGGAAGCGGGTAAGTGGATACTCCTGAGTCCGTCAGAAACGTGTGCGAGGCAAGAAAGAGCTGGTCTGGAATGGCTTGCTTTAGCTTTCGCATCAGCGCACCAAGTCCAAGGTTTGCGTAGTCGTAGATCTCGGCGGTGGGAAAGCGATCCGTGCGTGACTCCACGTCAGCCGCCCGGCGAATGCCGAGAGCAAGATCGTCAAGTGACTTAGTGAGCGCCATCCCTGCCGCCTTTCCTTAGTAGTCCTCGTCCGACTCCGACTTGCTCGAACAGGCCTTCACGAAGCCCTTGAGTGCGTCGATGAAATCGGGACGGTCCTCTTCCGAGATGCCGGCCATATCGGCAAGCATTCGACCGTATTCCTGCTCGGAACCACCTTCGTCGGCGACCGCATCCTCATCGCCCTCTTCCTTTTTCGAAGAGAGCGATGAGGGTTTGCGGGCACCAACGATGATAGCGAGCCCTTTCGGTTCGGGCTTGGCCACGGATTACGTCCCGAACTTGTCGTTCAAGTAGTTTTCCGTGACGCCAAGAACGAGCTTTAGCTCATCGCCCGACGTCGGATCGGTCGCCGTTCCCGCGTTGACCACGGTTTCGAACGTGACCGTTCCGGCGGTGAGATCCATCGAGATGATGCGAGCCTGAAGGATCGCACCGCTCGCGCGGACCCACCCGTGTTCCCAGCGAAGGACTTCCCGGTACGCCTTTGGAAGCGTCCACCGGTATTGTCCCGCGCCGAGTCGCACGATGTCGACGTCCTTGCCCTTGTACGAGGCGATCGACGTGCTGCCAAAGACAACACGAGCGACGAACTGTTGTTCCTCGTACACGTTCAAGTGCGCCTTGCCATCGAGCAACGGCTGATACGGCGGCATTAGATGTACTCCACCGTGACGGACACGGCGACGGCCACTTCGGTCGTGGTTGCGTTGTCGACGAGCGCGTAGGTGAGCGAAGCTCCCGCTGCGATCTCGGCGTTGGCATTCGGAACGATGTTCTGCGGAACGAATGCAACAAGCGCCGCTCCACCCGTGCTGTTCGTCGTGAACGAACCAATCGCGAGAGGGTTGGCGCCGGCAGCATCACGCTTGCCGACCGTTCCAGTGACGTAGTTGGCCGCGGCCGTCGCAAGTCCCGCCGCCGGCAAGGCGACGATAGACTTCACGCGGCACTTCTTCCGCATGTGGTACGCGATTTCGGCCAACGGCGAACCGGCGACGTTGAGGAACACGAAGGTCTCTTCGTGTGCCTGCGCGACAGCTCCGACCGGATCGACTGCGCCGGAGCTGTTGAGTGAGCCTGCCTCCTGATCCTTCAGGAGCTCTCGATCTGTTTTGGGCATGACCGCTTCTCCTTTCTTTAGGCAGCGACCGCGACGCGAACCTGGTACCAGGGCGCTTCGCAATAGAAGGCGATGTCACCAACCGCGCGAACCTCTCGCGCGTCAGCACCGTCTTCGAGCATGGGCCGGTCCGGCGTTGCGCCGTCGTCCCAGTGAACGAGCTCTCCCGTCGAGGCGAGAGTCATCGTATCCATGTTCATGAGACGCTCGACATCGTCGGGCATCCACGGATCGGCGACGCACTGAAGCATGCCGCCAGCGCCAATGAGCTTGATGGTGTCGTATTCGACGCCCACCGAGATGCTGCCGACCTTCTCCGCCGGCGCCTTGCTCATGACGAGCGCGTTTGCCTGGGTGAGCTCGTTGTAGAGGTTCTCCCAGTTGCGCGTGCTCATCGCGTAGATGAGTCGACCGCGGTTACCCTTCACGTCCGCGTTGAGACGCGACGCACGCATAACGCGCTGGCGGGGAGACATCTTCGTGCCGTCGAGGCACTGTCCCGCGAGCTTGTTGGCGTACTTGTCGCGATCTGCACCGAGGAATGGGCCGGGCGTTCCCGTGTGAAGCGGGAACCACGCATCGAACCCGTTGATGATTCCGTCGCCGCCCGCACCGGAGCCATAGGCGCCCGCGCGGAAGATGTAGTCGCTCGCAGCAACGTCGCCGATGCCCGCCAACCAAGTCGACTGCTCGACCTCGATGATAGGTGCGGTTTCCGTTCCCTTGATCGCCTTGACCTGAACGGCGCCGTTCTTGATCGTTCCCGATCGACCGTCCGCCGTTGACGTCTGCAACCACATGCCGAGCTCGAAACGGCGCGAGTCCGCTCCTGCGCGCAGCGTGATTTGGTTGCTCGCCGCCGGAGTCGACGTGGAGGTCATTCGACCAATCGCGCCGCCGCCGTTGCCGTGGATAAACGTCGACAGATCGTTCTGGATCTGGATCATGAGATTCTTCGAATCTCGACCCATCGGATCCACGATGATGCCCTTGTCGCCGGTCATCTCGTACCGACGCCAAAGCTTGCCCTCTACGGAAAACGTTCCGTAGTAGCTCGAAGTTTCGATCGCGAACTTCTCGCTCTTCGAAGCAGTCTTGTACTTCTTCGAATCGCCAAAGTTGCCCGCGATGCCTTGCGGACCGGCGATGCCGACCGCGATGTGGCGCTTCTCTTCGCCGAACTTCGTGTCTTTCTTGATGAGCCCGAGAACTGGTGACTTGTCTAAAATCTCTTCGTAGATGGATTTCTGCGGCCAAAGCTGTCGAAGCAGCCCGTATCCGCTAAATGATGCAGCCGACATTGAGCCTCACGGCTCTCGCCCGAACGCAAGTTGTGACTAGGACGCGCGCGCGTTCTGTTTGACTCGCCGAAGCCGTTCATCGAACGGCAAGCTTGCCCACTCTTCCGCGCTCTCGTCTTCCGCAGCAACGTGCTCGCTGGCGAGCCTATTCGTCACAATCTTCCCCTTGTTTGCTTCGGAGGTTTGGGAGGTCTTTTTGGTTTGCTTGCTGGTGGTAGCGCCTGCGGGTCCAACCTGCAGACGCTCGAGGGCGGTCTCAACCGCATCGTGAATGGCTTGCAATCCGCAGCCGGGTGGAAGGGTTTGAGCGATCGAAGTCGCGAACGCGACGTACGCCTCTTCACCGTTCTTCTTCAAAAAGCCGTGAGCGAGTGGCGCGACTCGCACTTGATCAGATGTAAGGTCGATCAGCTCCTGCGCAACCTCGCGGTCTTCTGCTTCTGCCGCTGCGTCGGCGTCGCGCTGCGCACGCTCGTTTTCGATGCGTTCGAATCGACCCGTGATTTTCTCAGACAGCTCGTTGATCTGCTTTTGCAGCACACCAAACTGCTGACTCACACCGTGCTCGACGATGGCCGTCGGGTTGGCGATCGACTCGCGCAACGCCTCGCCGAACTTCGTCGGATCCATTCCTCGCTTCTTCGCAGACAGAATGAGCGACTTCTCGTCCGTGAATGCCTGCTGAAGATCGTTCAGCTCGGCCAGCTGACCGCGAAGCGTCGCGAGCTCTTGCTCCATCGCGGTGAGCTGGTTGCTCTGCTGATGTCCCGCGCGTCGCTGATGCTGCTTCTCGACTTTGGTTCGCTCCTCCTTGCGGAGCTGCTGCAAACGCTGATGACGCTCTTCGCGCGCACGAGTGACTGCCTCGTCTTCTTGCGAGGTCAGCTCGGCATCGCCGTCATTGCCTTCGTCTTCGCTTTCTTCCTCTTCGCTCTCTTCTGCGGCTTCAGCCTTGGCCGGTGTCGGCTTCTTCGCCGGCTCCTGCTTCTTTGGCTTCTCTTGCTTGTCCGACTTGGCGCTCTTCTCTGCGCCATCGCCCTTGTCTGTCTTCTCGGGCTTCGCGTCGGTTTTCGCCTTTGCCTTGGCCGTCTTCTTCGGCTCCGGCTTCTTCTTCGGCTCCGGCTTCTTCGCCTTTTTTGGCGCAGCCCCTTCCTCCTCTTCGTCAGCCTCCGACTCTTCTTCTTCCGAAGGCTCTTCACCGGAGTCGGCTTGTGCCTTTGGCTTACGCTCTTCGAGGATTCGTTCTTTGATCGAATTCAGACGCTCATCGAACGTTGAACCAAGCTCGGTCTCGTCGACCGTTGCCTCTGCGCCTTGCGGAGCTGTTTGCTGAGAATCGGAGGGCATGAGAGTGCTTTCTCTGGAGAGAGGGAACCCGTTCAAGCGGCGACGGGTGGCGCCATGGGATCTGGCGGAAGCGGACCGCCTGCCATCGCCGGATCGACGCCGGCCATTGCCGGATCCATCGTCGGGTCAATGGGAGGCGGAAGCGGAGCGGCTCCGAGCGGTGTCCCGATCGGCGCGCCAACAGGGCCGCCCGAAGGCTGACCTGGCAAAGACGAAGCAATGTCGTTCGCCGCCGGACCAGCCATCGACTTCAAGAGCTGCTCACACTCGCCGATGTATCGGCGAAGGTATTCAAGAACGTATTCCGGCGCGATGTCGAGCTGGCAGCGATTGAGCTTCTGCTGCGCACGGCGAGCGGCCCACTTCAGATCGATGTACGGCGACGGCGGGATGTAGCCCGCTTCGCCGAGATCGTCATCGGCGTCGCGCATTGCATCGAGCATCTCGTCGATGAGCAGCTTGTCCGCTGTCTCCATATCGAGCTCGGCGGACAAGTCAGGAGCATCGAGCTGACGCATAAACGTCGCGCGATCGATGAGCTGCGCTTCGAAGAGCACCTTCAGCTTCTCGAGGCGAGCGCTCAGTTGTTGTGGCAGTAGCGACGTCGGAAAGACGCGCAGCTCGAAGCCGTCAATCTCGACGTCGGCCCATCGAAGATCTAGGTAGCCGCCGCGCATCGGGACGTTGACGGCGAATTCGTCATACGCCTTGGCGATGTCCTTCGCGATCCAGATGAAGAGGCGTGCGATGACGAGACACCATGCTTCGTACGAACGGCCGAAGATGATGAAGCGCTCGGTCTCGATGTCGTCGAGCGTTTGAAGCGCGATGCCGCTTTCGATACCGACCGGCTTCTGGCTCATCGCGCTCATCTGCGAGACGCCAACATCATTGAGCGCCTCGACAGGCAGCTCTTTCAGACGCTGGTACGTCTGCGGATGAACCGGCGGAGGCGTGAAGACTTCCGGTTTGCCTCCCGGCTTGTAGTGCAAGCTGAGCGCGATGCCGTTGCGCAGTTGCTGATCGTGGATGCCCGCGCCGTCGGGAACGAGAACGAGAGAGCAGCCAAGGAAGCGATGCGCCTCCGAGACCTTCTCGGACATGTGGTTGATCTCGTACTGGAAACCTTCCAGTTCTTCGACGAGTCCAACACCGGTCGCGCCGGTCAGCGGGTCATCGTAGTTCAGCTCCGCGAACGGGAAGAAGTCATGCTCCCAAGGCTCGTCAACGAGCGTCTGGCCTTGGACCATGACGATGTGACGACCGGTGCACTTGTGATCTTCGTCGTCCTCGTCATGCGAGTCGCACAAGTGCCACGCTTCGAGTACTTCAACGCGACGAACGGTCTTCGACTCCTCCGGATCATTCGCAGCGCCGCGATTCGTCGTGAACCGCCCCGCCGACATGATGGCCTCTTTCTTGAGGCGCGAATCGCCAGCGAAGAGCGCGATCGCTTTTCCGCGATCCATCGTGCGGCAGTAATAGAAGTTGCTCGGCTCGCCGTAGCGCGCGTCCCACTCGTCTTTGAAGATCTCCCACGGGTGACAACGCTCCGCGCGAACCTTTTTTCCTTCGCGATAGATGCGAAGGATGCCGCGACCGAAGATGCACGCGTCACGCACAATCATCTTCGCGTGCTGCTCAAAGATCTTCGTGTTGTAGAAGCAGCCCTCCAAGAACTGCGTCATCTTTCGCGAGCGCTTCTGGCTGGACCATTGCCCGCGGTTCGCCATCACCTGCGGAAGCGGGCGATGCTTTGCGACCTTCGAAACAACGGTCTTCGTCGCGTTTCGGCAGACGTTGTACGGCAGCGTCGTCGGCGAATAGAGGTAATCGCGACGCGCGCGGTTCTTGATGCCCGCCGTGCCCGAGCATCCCGAATAGAGCTCGCCGTGATACTCGTCGGCATCGTGCTGCCACGCAGCTTCATCGCGAATGGCGATAAACGCAGAGCCAAGCGCCTGATGCGCCTGGTTTGATTTCTCTTCCCACCAACCTGCGCGAAAGACGCTAGGTGTCTCGAGGGACATAACGCAAACCACCCACCGCTCCGAGAGCGACGCGGCGACGTTCGCGCTGCTCCTCCTCCGGAGTCGGCTGTTGGGGGGTAGTTTGCTGGGTGTCTGAGTCGTCGCCTTGCGTTGGCAACGATGGCTCGAGTGCTAGCTCGAGAATCTGTCCGTCAGGCGACCAAACGGCCTTCAACGCGCGAACTTCGCGCATCCAGGCGGCCTTTGCGGTCCACTGATCGCTCACACGCAACATGTAGCATCAAAATCGCGAGCCGTTCAAATCGAGGCAGCGTTCGCAAGCGAAGACGATGGCTCTTTCGCTTCGATCGGCTTCGGAACGAACTCGAGAAACGAGAACGGTGTGCTGAAGACGCAAAACCGCGTCGTCTTTGGATAAAGACGACCATCTTCTTCGTGCTGTTCGCATTGCAGAGCGATGCCGAGAAAGCCCGAGACGCTCACGAGCTGAATCGTCCACCCATCCGCGCGTCGGAAGCGCGGTTGCGTGATTGAAGAGCCCAAAATCATCACGGGCTGCGCGAAAAGTGCCTCTTCGAGCTCCAAGATCGGCTGAACCACCGACGCTGCACCACTCACGCTCTTCGTTTCCTTCATCTTGCTCTCCGTTAGAGGTCTCGAACGTCGTCGCGACCGAAATTCACGGCCAACCATGTCGTATCTGGCCGCCAGAGGCCAGGCCGAGGGATGTTGTGAAGCAGACAGCGCCGCTCGGACAGCTCCGTCTGATCAAATGTGTACACGCACTTCCGAGAAAGTCGCTCACCGAGCAAGTCTTGGAAGATCTCGCCCGAGATTTTCGCACGCACCACCGTTCGCTTCGCGAGAACGTAGTGAATGATGTCCGTTCCAGACGTGCACGCGAACGCCCAGTGAATGACAGGACCCAAGAGGCTCGGTTCGGCGCGCTCTGGATCGCAAATCACCTCCGTACGAGCGCTCTGTAGGAGCCAAAGGATGACGGGCTTGTGTCGCTCGATGAATTCGATCTCTTCGGGCGATCCTTCACGTTGTGCACGCGCACGA